CTAATGCCGGTGATCCCGGAGTACTGCCACTATTTACAGTTTCGAATATAGGTTGATCTACTGTTTGTGTAATAATAACTTTATCGCTACCAGCACCTACTATAGTTGCATGTGGAGGTACTTTTAGTGAAGCTGAAATTGTGTAATCACCTGCTGGAATTGTTAACGCAACTCTACTTGCTGTACTACCTTTAGTAGCAGTATTAATATATAATTGATCAATTGCCTGTTGTAATTTTACTGTTTGATCTGTTGCGTCACCTAACGCACCAAAACTCTTAACACTAACAGCTTCATCTAATCTGTCTTGTAATGTTCTAGTAACAGGAAGTGTTGGTGTTTCTCCTGTCTGCATAGTTGCAATTGGTTTTTGATACTGATACTGATCAGCAAATGTAAAAAGATTGTCATGTTGTGTTAATATTTTACTATTACCAACTGACGGAGATCCTTCAGATACTGAGCCATTACCTATGTAAAGTTCACGAGTATCTACGGCCCAACCTAGTTCTCCACCTGCTAATTGCGGAATCCCAGAGCCTACGTTCTTTTGACCTCTTCTAATTTGTATACGACTGATCTGGACTATTGCCACGTTTCAACTCCTTGTTTTATATATTTATGCGAAACGGTCATAGTACTGGTACACCCTATCCCACCATTTATTCTCCCATGACTTAAAGGTGTCAGGAAAAATGTCAAATTGCTGGTATGTAAGGTCTCTACAGCATACAAAAACGTGGCCTTCGCTAATATTAGTACCGTAAATTTCATTATGTGCTAGAGCATAGGCTACTAACTGCATTTTATAGTCATCAACCCATTCTTCTTTTTTAGGCTTATTTGATTGCTTGAAGTCCATGATGCATTCTTGACCTTTAAAGACGCCTACAAGGTCTGTAGTTCCTGCATATATCTTAGGGTGGTATAACTGTACTTCACTACCCCATATTTCGTCTACGTTTGAAAGAGCTTGTTCTTTAATCACGCTAGCCATCTTATTTGCTTGTAGGCTATACGGATTAGAGCCGGCCTTAGGCCATTCATCTGTTTCAACATAGTCCTCTAAAAACTTATGCATACGAGTACCTACACTAGCGGCTTCAGTAACAATTTCTTGAGCTTTAACTTCTCCTACCCGTTTACGCCAAGCAATAAGTTGGGTTTTATCTTTAGTCTTATCTAAAATTGTTGTAACACTTGCTACAGAATTACCATCTGGACAATCATATAATCGTTTACCGTCTACAGATTTTTTATCAATAGTAGTATAGTTAAATTTGTTTGATATCAAATGTTTTCTCCGTTGGTTTTAAATAATCAAAGGCAAAGTTAATTACAAAACATCTTCGTGGTTGTTTGCCGGGATAAACTCCATGGTATACTCTACCATCCATAATAACAGTTTTGCCTGGATAAGAATGAAACTGTGATACAATCTGTGTGCCGTCAGGATGTGGAAGTAGTGTAAACAGAGCTCCATCAGTTGGTTGTACTTTATCTCGTGGACTATCAAAATACATTACCATACTAAGCAATTGAGGTTTCTGTGTATGATTGTGTACACTTTGATATCCACCATCACCATATTCAATAGCCCAGGTTTGATCTACTTTAAGATTAGTAATAGGCATATATGTTTTAACTTTGTCTTGTACCCACCTAGTTAAATTGTCTGATACTTCTTCTATATTAATAGTATATTGTGTGCGGTCAGGGTATGGTGATCTTTGTGCAAAACGAGTTGTAAAAATATCTTTATAGTCTTCCCACAACGGATAATCGGTCTCAATAACAAATTGATTGTTAGCACTATAAAAGTTATCACCCCACAATGGGGACCCGGTCACCATATTTTTTCATCCGGATCTAACCATGCATAATCAAAGTCAATAACAACTGTTCGTCTTGATCCTTTTACAGGATAAACTCCATGGAATACTTTGCCGTCCAATATAATACATTGACCACGTTTCGATATATAATTTCTAACAATTTGAGATCCGTTAGGTTCAGGCATAATTGTATAAAGCATACCATAACTTGCTTTATCTTTTTCTTTTCCATCAAGATCGGGTTGATCATCAAGGTGAAATACAACTGAGATTGCCTGATCACCATGACTATGTAAGCCTTGGTACCCGCCTTCATTATAATCAATACACCAAGACATATTAATTTTTAAGTTTTTAATAGGAATCATTTGCCCACGACATTTAGCTTCAACCCACTTAGTAAGCCCTATTACTTTATCTGATACGTCCCATTGAGTTCCCCATTTGCGAGATTGTTCTGTTATTTCAGCTGTTACATCAAATTGATAGCCGTTAATAGTAAATTTGCCTTCGCTGTCATCAGGCCCTTTGTTATTAAATAACACTTCAAATTCTTCGATAAAAGGACAATGTGTTTCAATTATAAACTCATTCATACCTCCCTTAACAACTTTATCGCTAAGGGGAGAGTTTCCTATTAACTTTTTAATGTCTTTTGGCGAGCTACTCATTATTATTTTTCTCTAAGAGATGAGGGTTGTTTATTTCATTCATAGTAGTAGTATATACTACTTTTTTAATAAAGTCAAGTAATTACTGAGCGTTAGCAGTGGCACGTTTTGCCATATCGCCTACTACATCAGCATTGGAGTCAGCTTGGGGAATTTGAGCATCGGAAGGTGCTTCAACTTTAGTGTTTAATGTAATACCTTTATCATCAAAGTTTTTGACATAGTTTTGTATTTCTGGATTGGCATCGTAAACAGCTTTGAATCCATTATAATCAAAATGTGTTTGATCAAGGTTAGTCATAATTTTATTGATAGCGTCGAAAGAAAGATAGGCAGGCTGATCTTTATTATCAGCACCGCCTATCATATTCCTAAAAACTGAGATTAATTGTGTTTTAAAATTTGTCTCTAAGACTTTTTTTTTGAAGCGTCTCCGCTTAAAATGTTGCCTAGTCTACGTGATCGTTCAACTGATTCGCGTTTTGCTCTATCAGCCGTTTCTTCTCCGCCTGTAGCAGGAGCACTTGCACCAAATTCATCGTCTACTGGAGCTTCAGCATCTATGTCACCTTCAGCGCCTGGTTCTGCATCAACTGGTTCCATTTCTGGATCTTCTGCAGGAGCTTCTTCATCGCCGCCCGGCATTACTTCTGGTCCACCTTCGCCTGTTATAATGGCTACGCCACCTGTGAGTGCTTCACGTGTAGTTTCAAATACTGTATATAAATTCTCAAGTGCTGGTTTTACAGTTTGAATGAATTGTTCGCTCATTTCACTGCCTAGTTCGTCACGAATAGAATCGCCTAGTTCTAGCATTGATTCAGTTTGCATTTCTGCTGTGTCTTCCATCCAGCCTGTAACTCTATCAACCATGTCCTTTGCGGCCATAACTAATTGAGCTGATTCTTCAGCGCCTTCTTTAACTGTTTCTTTCTTAGAAGCCTGGAAATCTTTTGACATTTTAGTATACTCGTCGCCTTTAAGCTCACGTACTGTCTTACCGTGGTTATCTTTTAGCCATTTAGTAAACCCTGTTTTAGGATCTTCGCCTTCTGATACCCATTCAGCTCTTTCTTCAATTTCTTTGTTAATAGTGTCTAGGAATAGTTTACCTTTTTGGTACGCATCGCTCTTATGAACAGTTTCAAAACTTTCGTTAGTTTCAACATCTGCTAATTGGGTACGCAATTTATTCCTTGCATTCTCAAGTTGCTCTAGTGTAAAAGAGGTTAATCTTAGCTTTGTACCGAATGACTTAGCAAGATTCTCATTCAACGCTTTCGCTGTTAATGGTTTTGATAGTTCATTAATTTTCATAGTGTATTCCTATCCTAAGTGTTATAGTTATTTATCATCTCTTATCAAAGATATGCCCGTTCAACTGGCTAGTATAATGCCAAGTGTGATCTTTTGCAATATCAAATCTTACTAATGCTGACTCTATTCTAAATTCATCATTAGTAGATTCTATGGTATTTTTAGCAAAAATGCTATCCATATAGTGTTTTCCTAGCTTTTGGTCCAATTCTAGTATTTCGTCCAGTGAATTATCACGGTTTTTAGCTATTGCAGTTGCATACGCAATAGCACCTCTTTTACTAACAGTTTCGGCTATCCGCTTACTTCTTTTTACGTCAAATACTAAAAAGCCTCTTTTAGTTTCCCTAATAACAACATTTTTAATTCTTACACTTTTGCCTTTAGCATAAGGAAAATATATATCTTGAAGACCATGCTCCATAATATCGTTAAGTTCTTGTTCAAGTTTATTTGAGTTCATTAGCAACTACCAACACCATATTCTTATTGCGTACTCTACTTACTAATGCTTTGCGTATAAGTGACTCAATAATGAATTGTTCTCGTTCGTGGAAACTATGTAAGGGCAATGGATAATCAAGTTTATTTAAAAGTTCTTTTTCTTCATTGCTCACTGCGATAGTGAATTTGCTTATTAATTCGTTTATCTTCATTACGAAGCCTTCATACTTGGATCATCAGGTACAGAACCTTTACCAGCTACTGCATCTGCTTTTGCTTTTATAATTGGATCTAATTCTTTTTTAGTGTATATGAATGCTGTTGGCTCACCAGGTTTAGGCTTTGGATTAGCTACTGTAACTTGGTCACCTTTAACGTCTTGAATACTAAATTCTTGTTCTTTTCCACCCATCGAGGGCATTGATAGTGAAGCACCTTTTTTAAGGACTGCTCCAGCTACTTTTTGTTGTGCTTTGTTTATTATATTAGCAGTACCTTTGGCAATTTTTTGTCCTATGCCTTTTCCTGCTTTAGCTCCTAAATTTGCGGCTTGACCTGCCACTTTTGCGGCACCTTTTGCTACAGCAGACCCCATCTTTGCTCCTACACGGCCCAGGGCCGCTATGGCAGGAACAATTTCTACTATTTGTTCCTCGTCAACCTTATTTTTAAATTCATAAAAACGCATAACTCTATTTAATCCTTTTTGACTTAACTTTTTTAGGTTTGAATGCCTTAGTTGCTGTCTTAGATACATTTCGCTTAGGTATTTTTCTACTTGTCGTTGATTTTTTTCTTCTAGTAACAGCTTTATCGTATCTTTTTTGTGATAATGGTTTATTAGCTTTTGCAATACGTTTTGAAGTTGCACCTGCTCTTTTACGTCTATTAATTGATTGTTGGGTAGTTGCTCCTTTTGAACGTCTTACTTTCTTTAGTGTGTTCATGCTTTTTACATTTTTAGCCGCATTACATGTATCAGCTTTAGCAACAATACGTCCTTTTCTAGTACCTGCCGTACATCTAAATTTCCTAACAACTTTACCTTTATTTCGTCCCCAGATTGCTACAACGCCTTCTGTTAATACTTCTGGAACTATGTCAACTATACGCATGGTTACTTCTTCCTCGTTGACTTAACACGTTTAGGCTTGAATGGCTTCATACCTCTTTTTGGTGATTTAGTAGTAGACCTAGAAGCTTTGTTCAGTACTTGTACTCTAATTGAAGCTGGGTTTGTACGCATTGTCTTATTTCTCTTACGCATCATCTTTGCTCCGAGTTTAGCTCTAGTACGTTTCATCCGTATTCTTGCTTTAACATTAGGAGCGGCAAAACATTGTGCTATTTTAGCCACAATCCTACCTTTGCGTTTACCTACAGTACAGCGGAACTTTCGAACCACATCTTTACCTCGGCGTCCCCAGATTTGCTTCTCGTCAAGCGGTTGAGTTATTTCACGTAGCAACATACGTGTATTTATGTGTTTAGTAAAAGGATTAGTTAAAATTCATAAGGATGACAACGAGCGTGGAAAGTAAGCCTGCAATTATAGTACCTGTGGCACCAACTATTACTTTCATCATCGACTTGTTACCATGTAATATATCGGTATGGATATGTTCGACTTTAGTTTCAATTATTGTTAATCGACGTTCTAAGGTTTCATAGCGTTCGTGACATAGTGCCACGTGGGCTTCTAAATTATCTGCTTCAATGTCTTGTTGAGTGCGTTTCTGTTGCACCATTATATCTCTCCATTCCGTTAATTATCGTGGAAGGGGCCTATTTTTAATCGCCTTATATTATAATGTATGCCTGGTGAAACGCAAAGAATCTAACAACTTAACTTTTCACAATAGTATTTATACTTGTGGTCCATCAGTATTATCTACTAACTTAAATACTATATTTTGTGCCTGTACATCTGTTGTTCTAAATGCGTCATTATTATTTAGTATAGTTTCTGATAATCCTTTAATAACTGGGACTAAATCAAAGTCAACCTTTAAGGTGTCTTCACTTAGTGCATAATCACGTTCAATACTTAAACGAAATGTCCAAACATTATGCTGACCTTTATGCTTAGTACCAAACCCTAAATTATCAACCTTACATTTCTCTGCTGTTGGCCAAGTTTCAAACTCTGGATTAACTCGCATACTTAATACTTGAAAAAACGTATTCCAATTTGCTTGTTGATTAATCAGCATCCGATCCTTACTTTTAAATTTAGTTTGACCAGTTTGTGTTATATCAATTAATGTTTTGATTTCAAATGATTGCATGACTTGTATACTTATCGGTCATAAAAAAAGGGTCCAGTAAAAACTGAACCCTTTCTTATTAGTATAACTCTAAAATATAAGCTAAATTACGCCCACTTAAGAGTTGTTTTACGTGTAACTGCAACTGTACCTGAACCAAAGTTCACACCGTCAACTGTACCTAAGTTGATTAAATCTTCAACTAAAGCCGCTTCGAATGTTCCTGATACTGTACCATCTTCTGATACATATCCTGTTGCATTTGTGAAGTCACCTTCAAGCATAAAATCTTGCTGAGTGCCAGTATCATATACTGCGCCAGCCGCCAAGATAGTTGCTCTAGCCATAATCGTGTTGTGGATTGCTTCCATAGCCGCTCTTGATGCGTCTGCGTCAACGTCCCAATTTACGTTTAAAAGGTGCGTGTCTTTTCCGATGTTTCGGATTTCTCCAGTGTAGGTTGCTACTAAAGGATTTACTTTTGTTACTCCAGCCATTTTATTTCTCCTATGTTCTCTAATGACCCTGACATACTTTCTCGTGTATGTTAGTTAATAGTATTTAGTCGATTGGGGGAATTTTGGTTACTTTTTGCTCTGTAATGCTCGTTTTTGGAGTGCTTTAAGCATTGTGATGTATCCTGGGCCAGCTTTTACAATATCATCCAGTAATTTAATAGCCGGAAAGTAAGAAGCAATAAAAGGAGACGGAACACTTTTGCCTGCCTTTGCCATGTCTAAAAACTTTTTAGTACCTACTAAGTTACGTGGACCTACAATGTATCTATAAAACATTAAGTCTTTATTTGATGTAGGTGTTTGGTCAGGAATACTAATTGTAGGTTCGTGATCCTTAACCATCGAAGTTTCTAAGTCTCTGTTAGTTGATAGTTCTTCTAAGTATGAAATTAAATCACTATTTCTTAATTTTGCTCTAGCGGCAAATAATAGTTTTGTTGTTACTGACTTTTTGTCACGTATACTAGCAGTACCGTAATTAACAAGGTATCGTCTAATACTTTTATATTCGGAGTTTATGCGTAACATATTTTCTATACGCATAAACAATTCTGAATTAGTACCAACAGTACCACCGGAAGCTATTTTATGAAGGTATCCATTTAATGCTAAGAGTGGAAATGATATACGTTTTCTCAAAGCCAATGCGGCCGCTGGATCTTTTAATTTATTAACTGCTTCTTCTGGTCCAGCTACAAAATATATTAAGTTATATAAATCAGTTCCATGCATACGAAAGTGCTTATAGTTTTGATTGTCTACAGTCTTTTTCGCATACCCATTAGCAATACCTTTAGAAGAACCTGGGTATTGCCTTAGTAACTCAAGAATCAATAGCGATAAGTATAGCCTTTCACCACAGTCAGTATATGATAACTTCTTTTGGTCAGTACTATTGCGAGTCATTCTCGCTTCATATATTTCGTCTAAGAATTTGAGTTCCATATCGCCTACTTCATATACTTGTCAGCAAAGATATTAATCATCTCTTTTGGATCTTTAACTGCAAGAAATTGTTCTAATCCAGCTGATTTTTGAATGTCTTTAGTAAACTCAAAACGTATAGCTGGCTTAACTCTATCAGTAGTTGCCATCATACGTAATGTTTTAGCTTGTGCTACATCAACTTTCATTTCTTTACCATCGTCAGTTGTAACGGTATTCCTCGGCTTTGGATTAGATTGTGAATCTAATATTTTGCCTAATTGGTTAAACATCATATCTTGTTTAAATCCTGGATCGTCGTTATCGTCAACGTCTGCTGGATCAACACCTCTACGCATAAAGTCGGTATCTGTAAAGTCACTTGCTCTCATATTAGTCCCCTCTCGTTTTACTGCTCTGTTAGCCGCACTAAAGCCTGCACGATTAACTAGTTTTATATCTCCTTTTGGATTAGCTAATACATAACCTTCTCCTCCAGGCTTACCACCTATTGATGCTTTAACATCAGCAGGTTGATTTTCTAATTGATTAATGATATCATCTTTAACTCTCATGATACCGTTTACTGTTTGCCATAATGCATTAAAAGCCTTAATATTTGTTTTTACATATTCAATAATTTTTGCTTGTTTATTTTTACTTACTTTGCTACCTGATAGCCATTGTACAAAGTCTTTACCTAGTTTATCTAATCCTGTATCAACTTTACTATTAGTATATGTATAAAGTATTTGAGAGAAGTCACTAACCTTCATTGCGGCTAATGTTTCTTTGTTTAATAAACTGTCAATCTCGTTAGCATTGTTACTTACAATTCCACTTACTTCTTTAATGCTACTCATGTCTACGTTTGGAGCATCAACTACAGTCACTGGTGGTAATACTAATACTTCTTTACCTTCAAATGGAGGTGTTTGACCTAAAGGACCTTCGTTACCGTTTTGATCTACAACTCTATGAATAACTACTCCAGTTTTACTTCTTGCTATTTGTTTACCTATGTCACTATCTTTTTGTACTGTATATGTTACTGTATTAGGTTTAAAGGACAGCGTTTCACCTATTGTATCAGGAGTATTAAAGTATAACATGTCTCCTTTGAAATAGCCTTTGTGTTTTTTAGGTACAGCTTTTTCAAATTCATCAAATACATCTTTCATATTGCCTGCAAATGCTTTATAACTGTCTGACTTCTCGCCACCTTTACCTCTACCAAGTAACATGGCCTGTAAGTCATCGCCACTTTGTGACTTACCATCATATCCTTTTGCACTAAAGCCTGACTTGTCTGTAAAGACAAACTTGCCATCTGCATCACGACCAAATATTACAGCAGGTGATCCATCCCATTTGATTGTTACATCTTTGTGTCCACCTTTGGCCATGTTAGCTAAAGATTGCAAAGCACGTTTGGCTCCAGCACTTCCTTCCCAGAAGATGATATCTTCTGCATGTTGGATACGTGCTTCCATTTCTTTTACAATTTGTTTAAATTCAAAAAATCTCATTATGGTAGCTCTAGTCCATCTTTTTCAAACCAGTCTTTAGCATCTTTAACTAAGTTTTCGTAATTAGGGTCTGCTTTAATTTTAGCATTAATTGATTCTACACTTTGTAAGTCTTGCGGAGTTGCAGTTGGACCCATTAAAGTCTTTGCAATAAACTTTGGATCCTTTGCACCTTTCAAAGGTTCGTTGCTTATTCTATCAACTAATCCGTTTGAGGGGCTCCACTTATATCCTAGTGCTTTTGCTAACGAGGCAATCATAATCATACGGTGTTGGCCTTTAAAGTTACTTTTTGCGTCCATGCCACCTAAAGCAAATTTCATAAACTTCTGATCACCAAACATTAAATCTGTTTGTACAAATCCGTTTTTCTCATTACCTCTAATAGGTGTTTTAAAATGTACTGAAATACCAGACTTTCGAATCCATTGTTTAGGCTCTTCATCAGGATGATTTTTAACTACCCATGCTTGTAATTTTCCTACTAGATCGTCTTTACTAACTTTATCTTTCTCAATAGCAACATCTAAATCACCACTAGTGTCTTTAACACCAGTACTGCCAAGCATATGGCCTTTATGATCTAATCCAGTGATCTTTTCAAGCCAACCTAATGTAGGCTTTACATCTGCTTTATTAATACGGATTGTAGCTGGTTCGCCCTCAGCATTTTTGAATATGTTACCGCCTTCATTGAGAATCATTTGTTTTCCTTGCTTCAACTATTTTATCAACGCCACGTTTAAATTTACGAGGATCACCACTTCTAATACTGTTTATAAAACGTCTTTCTAATTCTGCGGCTGTATCTGCGTCATAACTATCAGTTATTCTGTTTAATAAATTAATCGAACTTTCAATTAAGTTATTCCCTGTTGACTGTATTAATGCTTCGTTATCAGTCGTACGGTGAATACTGTTTAGTTCTTCGAGTATAGATCTAGTGGTTCTTTTCATGGTTTCGTTTCCTATACTGTATTTAGTTGCCTGTGTGTAAATACTTCGACGATAAGGTGTTGACTTCTTACTAAGGTCGTAGTATACTATAAAACAAATACAAAGTCAACCCGCTCCAACTATTTACTTTAAGGAAATTAAATTATTATGATTGACCCAACAACGCAGGGGATTCTTACTCAGATTGACGGAAAAATGGGCTTAACTAGTAACTCTTTTCATAGATGTATTGGAGAACGAGGTTATTTTGCTACAGTTGTTGAATTAACTGAAAAAATCCGTATTGCTACATCAACTGATGGAGTTGGTAGTAAAATAGACCATTTGATTAGACACATGATGTATGATGTTATCGGTAAAGACTGTGTAGCAATGAATATTAATGATTTATTGTGTGTAGGTGCAAATCCTGTTGGGTTTCAGAACCATATTACAACGCAACCAGATCAAGCTAACATTATTCCTGATGTAGTGTCAGGAATTGCAGATTATTGTGTTGACAGCTTCACATTACTTACAGGTGGAGAAACGGAAATACTGCAAGAAACGAAATTTCATATATCAGGATCTGCTTTTGGACACATTGTTGATTTAATAAATGGTACTAGGGTAGAGCCTGGTGATGTTATAATTGGCTTAGAATCTAACGGACTTCATGCTAACGGATGGACAGCAGTATCTATTGGTGCTCCTAGTTTGATTAAAAGAGAGAATCTTACTGCAACAAAATTATATACTAGCGATATACATCCACTTAGATCTAGAGTCGAGCCTACAGCTATTGTTAATATTACAGGTGGCGGATTTAGGAATCTTGAAAGAATACCAAAGAATGTACAATATAATATAAATTATAAAATTACGCAAGACGTGTTTCAAACGTTAGAAGATCGTTATTCACATGCAGAATGCTTCACCCATTTTAATATGGGTATAGGAATGATAGTTATTGTACGACTAGAAGATGTTGATATAGCTCTTGAGCAGATGAAGGATACAGTAATTTTAGGCGAAGTATCAAAAGCAGATAATCCTAAAGTAATAGTAAATGGAATAGAAATATATTCAGGAACTGTTAAGCCATATAAAACAGTAACTAAAGTTGAAGAGGAGTCTCCGATAAACCTTACTGATAACTAGATTGAAATAAATAGAGTATCATATAGCAGACGGAGGTGACTATGAACTCTAACACATTTCATTTAGCGATTGAAGTGGGTGACCTTACTAATGCGATTGACTTCTATACAAACATCTTAGGATGTGAGTCATGTAACTCAGAACTTCCACACTGGATAGATATTGATTTCTGGGGCAACGAACTTACTTTACATTCCAGTAATCCTAAAGAGGATTGCACTAATAATACTAAACAAGAACATGCAGTTGATATGGGGATGGTAGTTGTCCCCCATTTTGGTGTGCATTTAGATCCTGATATCTTTGAAGATATTAAAGACCGTATTAAAAAACATAATATAAGCTATGTACAAGAACCTTATATACGTTTTAAGGATACTGACCTAGAGCAAGAAACATGCTTCATTAAAGATCCGCATGGTAATATACTTGAACTCAAAAGCCTGTCTACTGGCGCATGGAGATAAATACCTATATTATTACTATACCATAAACTAATAAAAATAAAGGAATATTAATGTTCAGTAAAAAATTAACGAAACCAATAGCTAATTTATCATTTGAACACCGTGCATTACTTTTTGCTGAACTAAGTGCTATTGCTTATTATGAAGGGAAAGATGCAACTCGAGAAGCAAAAAAACTAGGCTTCACTACAGTAGAGTTTTATAATATTAAAGGTGCAGAAGCATATCGTTTTATGAATAAGCATGATTTTGTAATTGCTTGTCGTGGAACACAACCTAAACAATGGAACGATATTAAAGCTGATGCAGAAGCATGGCCTGTTGTTTCAGAAACAGTCGGACGAGTTCATAAAGGATTTAAACATGAAGTTGATAAGTTGTGGCCTCAAATAGAAGAAGACTTAGAAAGAGAACAAGCAGAACGTAACGTTTGGTTTACTGGACATTCGTTAGGTGCAGGCATGGCAACTATATGTGCAAGTCGTTGTAAAGGCGAAAATAAATGTACGAATCCTAAAGAGTTACATACTTATGGAACTCCAAGGGTTGGTTGGCCTAGTTACATTAATCATATTCCGTTCAAACATTACCGTTGGAGAAACAATAATGATATTGTTACTCGTGTACCAATGCGTTGGATGGGTTATAAACATCACGGCACTTGTCATTACTTTAACCATTTTGGTAACCTTAGAAACTATACACCTTGGCAAATAGCTAAGGATCGTTGGCGTGGATTTTTTGTTAGTATATTAAAAGGTAAGTTTGATCCTATTTCTGATCATAATATTAATGAATATATTAAACACTTAAACAATTTAGCAAATGGTAGCAAAGAAGCTCCGCAACCATCTGCTATGAAAAGTTTAGATCCAATTACATTAATGAAGAATTAGAACTTTAGTTTATCTAAAATAGTTCCTTCTACTTTTGACATAAGTCTAACACCTGAATAGCCACAAACAAATGCTATAGCAAGTGCTACCTCAGTTCCAAAGCCAAAATGGGCCATTAGTGCTGGAATAAAAAATTCCGCCGCAACCCATCCTACTAATACTGATATCAATATATCTTTAATTGGTGTTTTTCTACGTACTACTGCATTACAGATTCCGCCAGTACCAGCCGCGCCAATACAACACGCCTTTGCACCGAACATTGTTACTAGTTCTGCTATCATAAGAGCCCTCCAAGTTTGTCTTTCTGACCTTATATTTAAATAAGTTGGAGGTGGTATTAAGCGATTATTTAATGATTAGTGTAACCCGTTAGGTATAATAACATAGTGTATTGCTAACACAATTCCTACTGATACAATTAGTCCTAACATCATTTTTAAGAAGTCTCGTCCTATTATAGGAAACACATACTTAAACTTATAGTTTTCCATAAGTGTTGATATTGCAAGTTCTCTTCCACATAACAATCCAACAAAGACCCAAGTAGTACTCATAGGAATATCATTATACTCTCTAAAGAACATTAATATAAATGCATATACTAAATTAATTAATGTTGCTGAACGTACATACCTAGTGCCAGTCTTTTCTAAAACAACGTGTTGAATCTTTCCTCCACGTTCATAAAACGTGTATCCTAAGAATACTATAAACACAACAGATACAAAAAGCATCCATTCAACGGATAATACTCTAGGAAGGAATACAGCAATATTGGCCATGTCGTGTGATAACCAAGTGTACCATAAGAATGCTGTAGTGATCCAACTACCAACACGCCAATAAACTTTATGTGTTTCAGGTACCTTATCTGCTTTCTCATCTATAACACGTTCAACTACCATCCAAATAGCATAAGCAACTATTGCCGCTAAGGCATATCCTATAATAGATTTAACTAACATCTTTTCTAATACAAATGTACTAGCAAATGCAGACAGGACTAAGAAACTTGTTGATACAGGTACGCCAA